GTCCATGTCCGCTCCACTCAAGGAGCTCGAACGACTGGTCAAGGCGGGCACGGCGAAAGACCCGCTGCTACGGCACGGCGGCAACCCGGTGCTGCGGTGGATGGCCGACAACCTGCGCATCTACTCCGACGCGGCGGGGAACATCAAGCCGGACAAGGCCCGCTCGATGGACAAGATCGACGGCATCTCTGCGATGACGACCGCGATGGCGCTGGCCATGCCGGCGGAGCAGACCAAGCGGCGCAGCGTCTATGAGGACCGCGGTCTAGAACTCGTCTAGGAGGTCCCGTGCGCTGGTCGCTGCGAATCTCCTATCTCCCGACCCGCACGTGGCGATGGTTCCTGGAGGACATGGACTCCGCCGACGGTCCGGTCGAGGAGTCGGCCGACTACCCAACCTGGCCCGCCGCAGAGGCTGCCGCACGTGCGGCGCACCCGGAGATCGGGCGCGTCTTTGTCCATGCGGTCCGCGGCCGCGGCGTCGCGTTCGAGGACAGCTTGTGAGGAGGCGTCGTGGGCCTGCTTGAGCGCTTCCTTCTGGGTCGTGATGCGTACGAGGAGAAGCAGCGGGTCCGGGCGCAGGCCGACGCCTTCGTCAAGGCGCTGGAGATGACGCCGGATGCCGTGCGCACGATCCAGTCCGGGCTGTGGTCGGGGTCGTACGGCGCGATGTACCGCCGCCAGCCCGCCGTCCGTGCTGTGGTCGACTTCCTGGCGCGCAACATCGCCCAGCTCAACCCGAAGGTGTACGAGCGCGTCGGCGACACGGACCGGCTCGAGGTCGGCGATCACGCCCTGGCGCGCCTGCTGCGCAGCCCGAACCCGACGACGACGCGCTACCGGCACATCCGGGACACGGTCGCGGACCTGGCGGTGTACGACAGGGCGTACTGGCGCAAGCACCGGGCGAGCGGACGCCTGGCGGCAGTCGAGCGCGTGCCGCCGCAAGTGCTTGACCTGCAGAGCGTCGACGGCCGCCCGACGTGGGTGGACACGCGCACGAGCGCCCGCATCCCCCGCGGCGACCTGGTCATCTTCCATGGCTACTCGCCCGACGGGGGTGACGAGGGCGTGTCGCCGCTGGAGACGCTGCGCACGGTCCTTGCCGAGGAGCGTGCCGCTCAGCAGCACCGCGAGCACATGTGGCACAACGCGGCCCGCCAGTCGGGCTGGATTGAGCGGCCGCTGGACGCCCCTGACTGGTCGGATGACGCACGGCGACGCTTCCGGGCGGACCTCGAGGCCGTGATGACGGGCGGGGCGAACGCGGGCCGGATCGGCGTCCTCGAGGAGGGGATGAGGTGGAACGGCACCTCGTTCTCCCCCAAGGACACGGACTACATCGCCGGCCGCCGCCTCACCTACGAGGAAGTGTGCATCGCCTACGGCCTGCAGCCGTCGCTGCTCGGCATGGGTGGCGACACGGCTTCCTCGGCCGAGGAGCGGCACCGGCAGACGTACCAGGACGTCCTCGGCCCGTGGCTGCGGATGCTCCAGGACGAGATCGAGCTGCAAGTGCTCCCGGAGTTCGAGGTCTTCAACGACCGCAAGACGGTCTACGTCGAGTTCAACCTGGCCGAGAAGCTCAAGGGCTCGTTCGAGGAGCAGCAGAAGGCGCTCACCACGGCCGTCGGCGTACCTCACATGAGCGTCAACGAGGGTCGCGCGCGGCTGAACCTGCCGCGGATCAACGAGGCATGGGCGGACCAGCCGGTGCAGCCGCTGAACGTCATGTACGGCGGCCAGCCGGCCACGACGGTCCCGGTGACGGAGACGAGCACCGCGTCGGCCGTCCCGCAGGCGAAGGCTCTGCGCATCGAGGCTGACCCGAAGGAGCGCGATGACGCCGCGAAGGCCCACGAGGACTTCCTCAAGGGCTACTTCGAGCGTCAGGAGCGCGCCGTCACGTCGGCGTTCAAGGGCAAGGCGGCCGAGTCTCGCGAGCGGTGGGACCGGGAGCTGCAGGCCGATCTGTTCATCCTGGCCGATGACACGGTGCGCCGGTCCGGGCTGACGGCGTCGGCGCAGATGCGCGGGCGCTACATCCACGAACGCACGGCGGGCTGGCTCCAGAACAACTCCGAGATCGTCGCGAAGTCCGTCAACGACCACATCTTCGAGGCCGTGGACGCCGCGAGCGACCTCGAGGAGGTCCGCGCCGCGTTCGAGGTGGCGAGGACGTCCAAGGCGGAGGCTCTGGGGCTGTCGCTGGCAACCGGGCTGGTCAATTTCGCCCGCACGGAGGCCGCGCGGCACTCACGCGAGGCGGACGGTCGCGAGCGGATGAAGGTCTGGGTCGTGACGTCAGCGAACAGCCGCCACCCGCACATGAACGGCGAGAAGGCCCCGGTCGACGGCACCTTCTCCAACGGTGCCCGCTGGCCGGGCGACCCGGTACTCGGCGCGGACGAGGTCGCCGGCTGCCTGTGCGCCGTCGAGTTCGAGATCCCGTGACCTGCTCTGAGGGGAGAGACAAGATGAGCATCCAGCACAAGTCCTGCCCTGTGCAGGTCAAGGCCCTTGACGACAAGGCGGGCCGCGTCGAGGCGATCGTCTCGGTGTTCGGCAACGTCGACCTGGGCGGCGACCGCGTCGTCAAGGGCGCGTTCGCCAAGTCGATCGAGAAGTGGAAGGCGTCGGGCAACCCGGTGCCGGTCATCTTCTCGCACGACTGGAGCGACCTGTGGTCCCACATCGGGGCCGTGGAATCCCTGGAGGAGACCGACCGGGGCCTCAAGGCGGTGTACACGCTCGACGTGGCGGACAACCCTGCCGCGGCACAGGTCTACCGCCTGATGAAGCGCGGGACGCTCAAGGAGCACTCGTTCGGCTACCTCGTGAACGACTCGAAGACGAAGTCTGACGGAGTCACCGAGCTTCTCGACCTCGACATCATCGAGATCGGCCCGACCCTCAAGGGGATGAACCCCGAGACGGAGGTTCTGGCCGTCAAGTCGGCACTGGAGGAAGTCACCGCCGCGCACGACAAGGAGCAGGAGCCCGACGGCGCCAAGGCGGGCCGCGTCCTGTCCAAGGCGAACGAGGCCAAGCTCCGATCCGCGATGGACGCCATCGCCCAAGTTCTCTCCTCGCTCGGCAGCGAGGAGACCGAGAAGGACGCCGCTGACGAGGCCACCGGTAAGGCGCAGGACGCCGAGGCCGCCGGCAAGTCGAGCACGGCCGATCTCGACCTCATTGCACGCATCAACCAACTGGCAAAGGAGTAGTCATCATGACTCAGTCGGCACGCGACTACCTCCAGGCCGAGGTCGACCGGAAGCTCGCAGAGGCGACGTCCATCACGGACGCCGCACAGAAGGCTGCCCGGTCGCTCGGCTCGGAGGAGCGCTCGAAGGTGGAAGGTCTTCTCTCGGAGGTGACGACTCTCAAGTCGCGCATCCAGGAGATCGACGACAACCAGAAGATCGCCGAGAGCATCGAGAAGGCTCGCGGCTCGATCAACCTGCCCACGGAGACCGCAGACGCGCCCTCGACGAGCGGCAAGTCGTTCGGGCAGGTCTTCACCGAGTCGGAGAACTTCAAGTCTCTCCAGACGGCGTTCAAGTCGGGCGGGCTCACGGGCAACTGGTCGTCCGGGCCCGTGGAGATCCCGTTCGACGGCAAGGCGACGGTCACCTCGACCGCCTCACCCATCCTGCAGGCCGACGTGCAGGGCGGGATCAACCCGTTCGCGCTGCGCCGGCTCACGGTCGCCGACCTGCTCGCGGCGGGCACGACCGACTCGTCGGTGGTCCGGTACGTCAGCGAGACGGCGAACACCAACGCGGCCGCCGCGGTCGCCGAGGGTGACGTCAAGCCGGAGTCGACGATCGTGTTCGGCACGGTCGACGAGCCGGTCCGCAAGATCGCGACGTTCCTGCCCATCACGGACGAGATGCTCGAGGACGCCGCGCAGCTGCGCTCGTACCTCGACGGGCGTCTGCGGCTGTTCGTGCAGCACGAGGAGGAGCGCCAGCTTCTCTCTGGCAGCGGTACGTCGCCGAACCTGCGGGGCCTGCTGAACCGCACGGGCGTGCAGACGGTCGCCGTCCCGGCCACGGGCGCGGCGCGCGGCGTCGAGTACGTGTTCGACGCCATCACGGCCATCCGCACCTCGGCGCTGGTCGAGCCGGACGGGATCGTCATCAACCCGACCGACTACGCCCGGATCCGCAAGGCGAAGGACAACGACGGTCAGTACTACGGCGGCGGCCCGTTCGGCTCGCTCGAGCAGAACCGCCTCTGGGAGCTTCCGGTCGTCGTGACGGGCGCGATCCCGTCCGGCACCGTCCTGGTGGGTGCGTTCAAGACGCAGGCGCAGGTGTTCCGTCGCAACGGCCTGACGGTCGAGGCGTCGAACTCCCATGCCGACTTCTTCCAGCGCAACCTCACGGCGATCCGCGCCGAGGAGCGTCTCGCCC